CACAGATAATCAGTAATTTACTTATAGTAACAGGAGTAATAGCATTAATAATATTGCTGTTTGGGTTACCAACAATGATATTATGGAATTGGCTTATGCCTATAATATTCGGTTTACCTGAAATTACATTTCTTCAAGCATGTGGTTTACAGATATTAATAAGCTTATTATTAGCACCAAGTATAATAAAACCAAATAATTAATATGAAAAAACAATACATCACCAGAAAAGGTTCATTTGACTCTGGACATCGAGTTATGAATGAAAGAATGAAATGTTTCAACATTCATGGCCACACTTATCTCTACGAACTAGAGTTCGAATTTAACGAAATGGAAGAAATCGGTTATGCAATCGACTTTAAAGAAATTAAACGTGTAGGATGTCAGTGGATAGATGATATTTTAGATCACGGTATGTTACTTAATCCACAAGACACTGAGTTGATTAATACAACTAAAAACTATGGTTCTAAAATGTGGTTGATGTCATTGAATGGTGAAAATAAATATTGTAATCCATCAGTAGAAAATATTGCTAAAGAGGTATTCTTAGCTATGATGGTATTATTTCAACCGTATAAAAATCTTAAAATACATAAGGTAACAATTTACGAAACACCAAATTGCTCTACTATCTGCATTAAAGAATCTATTTCAGATGCTGAAGCAGGTAATTGGATGAAAGTTAGATATAATGAAGTTAACAAGTATACTGAAGATAAAGGCATATTTGAGTATGACGACAGAAAAGCAATATGATTGCCACGGTAAAACTTATGCTAAGGTAAGTGATGAAATTGAAAATTGGGTTTTATTGCATTACAATAACAGACCACTAGAAGTAATAACTGGCAACAGCCCAAAAATGCAATCAGTAATAAAAAAAGTTTTGAAGGCACATAAGATTTCTTATCTTATACCATCATATAATTTAGGAATGATAATAATAAACTAAAATGAAAATAAGTCACGAACTACCTTTAGCATTAATGCACCACGGATATGAGTGGAATGATTACGATTACATGCTACCACATTTAGTGGACAAATACATGCAATATGAAATATATTTTCTAAAAGCTAGAAAAGATGGTCGTTTTATTATTATGGATAATGGATTGTTTGAGGGTGTAACTCATACAACTGAAGATCTATTAGAAAAAATATATGCATTTAAACCAAATGTATTCATCGTTCCTGATGAATGGAACGATTCAGCCGCTACTATTAGAAATGCTAAACATTGGATGAACGTTCATAAACCAAATCTACCTGAAGGTGTTGAATTAATGGCTGTATGTCAAGGTAAAACATTAGAAGAACTTACTTCAACATATAACAATTTATTAATTTTAGGTTATAAACACATCGCATTTAATCATTCAAGTATAGCATATCAAGATATGTACCCTGAATTAAGTTTACTTAATGCTCAAATGTATGGTAGAATGAAGTTCATTAGACACCTATTACAAACAGGTATTTTAGATAAAACAGTTTATCATCATATTTTAGGTGCTTCATTACCACAAGAATATATGGTACATGCAGATTGGACCTTTATTAAATCAGGTGATACATCAAATCCAATTTTAGTAGGTGCTGAATGTGTTCGTTATGGGGATAATGGTATTAATTGGAAACCAAAAGAAAAACTTGAATTTTATTTTGAAAAAGATTTGAGTGAGCAAAAAGAAGATATTATATTTAACGTAAATAAGTTTAAACAATTTTTAAAATAAAGAGTTATGTCAGAAGAAAAATTTTTATCATTGTACGACTACCTCAAACGCGCTGCAGGTAGTGAATTAGGAAAACAAGTAGCAACTCGCGCTGCTGAATTAAATGTAGGATTTAAAACAAGATATGTATCGAATGCAAAATACACAGGAGAGATAATGTTGTATCCGGAATCATTTCTAAAATGGTATTTTAAAACACCAGATGCTGATGAGATGAGAAAGAATTCAGAAATTGATTTAGATGAATTACCATTTTAATAAAATCGGTTATGGGGCTAATCGATCAACAAAACAATACGCTCCTTATTTAATTAATTTAAACAAATGAAAAAACAAGCAGTTTTAAGTCTATCCGGTGGAATGGATTCAAGTACACTATTACTCCACCTATTAGCAAATGGTTACGAGGTAACAGCACTATCGTTCGATTACGGACAAAAACATAGTGTTGAATTAGAAAGAGCACAAGCATTAGTTGAGTATATTAATGCTCAACACAACATTGAATTGTATTTACCACCATTTCCAAGAGTTAAACATCAAGTAATTAAACTAGAAGGATTAGTTGAACTATTAAATTCAGCACTTGTAACAGGTGGTGCTGATGTTCCTGAAGGTCACTACGCTGAAGAAAACATGAAAGCAACTGTAGTACCTAATCGTAACAAAATATTCAGTTCATTGATTCAAGCAGTTGCATTATCAATAGCAACTACAGGTGAAAAGAAAAATGTATCTATTGCATTAGGCATTCATGCTGGAGATCATGCTGTTTATTTAGACTGCAGAGAGGAATTTCGTGATGCTGATATGTATGCTTTTAAAGTAGGTAATTGGGATTCTGAACTTGTAAATTTCTATACACCCTACCTTGAAGTAAATAAATTTGATATTTTAAAAGATGGAGCTGAAGCTTGTGATAAATTGGGTATTGATTTTAATGAAGTATACAAACGTACGAATACAAGCTACAAACCTTATCCTTCTGGTAATAGTGATTATAAATCAGCAGCATCCGTAGAACGTATTGAAGCATTCATTAAACTTGGTCGTCCTGATCCTGTTCAATATGAAGATGAAGATGGTTTAGCTTCATGGGATAAAGTAGTAGCTCATGTTTCTAAAGTATTGGAAGATTATAAAAATAAAGTTTGATAATAATTTGGAGACAGTATGTTTTTATGTCCTGTCTCCATATTTATTATAAATAATTAATATGAAAACACAAAAATGTTCATCATGTAAACAAGAACACCCAGCTACATTAGAATATTTTGGAAAACACAAAGTAAGAGGTTTAGATACATATTGTAATGATTGTAGACATAAAAAAACAAGAGAGTATTATTATAACAATACTACAAAAATGAAATCTCAATCCGTAGAATGGAAACGGATACAACGAGAACGGATAAATGAATTAAAAAACTCATTGTCATGTTTAAAATGTAGAGAAAATAGAAATCATTTACTTGATTTTCATCATGTTGATCCTAACCAAAAAGACTTCCAAATAAGCCAAGGTGAACGATACGGATGGGAACGAGTAAAACAAGAAATTGACAAGTGTATAGTACTGTGCTCTAATTGCCATAGAGACTTTCATTATCAAGAAAAAGAAAAAAACATTACAATAGAAGAATACCTAGAAAAGGCAAAATAAAAAATTTAAATTATTATATTATTAACCAAACATTTTTAAGTTATGAGTTTTCAAACAAACGTTAGAGCGAACTATTTAAATCGCACAGCAAAATTAGCTTTCTACAAAGCACGTTCAAGAAAAGGTGACGTTACACGTCTTGCCGAAGAAACTGGTTATACATCACGTTTCATCTATTACATCCTTAATGGTGAGCGTCGTATCAATCAAACTATTGCTAACGCAATGTACAACCTAACTCGCCGTAGAGTTAAAAACAGTAAATTAGCGTTTGCTTAATCACAAAACCCTAGTACCTCTGCTTGAAAAGGCAGAGGTATTTTTTTATTTTTAGTAAAACAATTATATGAGCAAAATAGATCCAAATAAACTACTTATCAGTAGTGATTTCTACAGTATTCAAGGTGAAGGTATTTCATCTGGTGTTCCATCTTACTTCGTACGTTTAGGTACTTGTAACTTAACTTGCGGTATGTCCCGTTTATTCGCTAATAAGCTAATGAAAGAAAAATCATTGGAAGATGGTGAAATATTCGTTGGTGATTTACACGCTGAAGGTAAAGCAACTTGGACTTGTGACAGTACATCTCAATGGTTATGGAGAGGTGAAGATAAGGAGTTTCAGTATCTAATTGACAGATGGAAAGAACAAGGTATCTACGATGATATTAAAAATGGTACTATCCATATCATTTGGACTGGTGGTGAACCTACAATTAAAGGACATCAGGAAGCTATTGTTAATTTTCATAAATATTGGTTGTTACAAGTAGATCCTTCAACAACACTTCCTGGCAAAGAATATGCTTGGAGATTACCGGAGAATGATTTGATTGTAAGACATAACTATAATGAAATTGAAACAAACGGTACCGTAGTAATTGAAGATGATTTATTTAAAATAATAGACCAAATCAACTGCAGCCCAAAATTATCAAATTCAGGTCTTCCATCAAAACAACGTATAATTCCAGGAGCTATAGAGCGTATAATGGAACATTCAAATTACCAATTTAAATTTGTTATTTCAACGGAAGATGATGTTAAGGAAATATTCCGTGATTTTATAGTACCATTCAATATACCTCTTAAAAATGTAGTGTGTATGCCGGGGCTAGATAGTAGAGAAGAATTCCATGAAAGAACAAAATTAGTATTTGAAATGAGTAAAATATATAAATTCAGAGCCGCTTCAAGAATGCATATAAGCTGCTGGGATAAAACGCTTAATGTCTAAGTAGAAAATTAAATGGAAACATTAAAATGAGTTAACAAATTCATTAAATTTCATATTATTATAATAAATAAACATTATGAATATAGGAATTTATAAGATTACAAGTCCAAGTGGTAAAATATATATCGGGCAATCAACCAACATCGAAGATAGATGGGATTATTATAAACGTATAACATGTAAACGTCAACCTAAATTATATTATTCATTTAAAAAATATGGTGTAGAAACTCACTTATTTGAAATTGTTGAAAAATGTTGTATAGAACAGTTAGATGAACGTGAAATATATTGAGGAGAATTTTATAATGTATTAAATGAGAATGGATTAAATTTAAGATTAGGCAATGGTAGAGGTAGTTGCAGTGAGAATACTAAAAACAAAATTAGCAATTCTTTAAAAGGACAGAGAAAGAGCAAAGAACATTGCTTACATTTAAGTATAGCTAAAACAGGTATTCCTAGCAAACGTAAAGGTAAACCTGACTTAAAACAAAAAGGACAACCAAAACCTAATGCTGGTGGTAAAGATAAACCAAAACCAGGTGCTGGACCTAAAATAGGAAACCAAGTTGTATGTTCAACAACAAACAAAATATATAATTCAGTTAAGGAATGTATGGATGGTATTAAGGTAAGTAAACGTAAAATGTTTAATTTATTGAAAGAAGGAATAGAATATAAATACGTAAATAAAAATTATTATAAAAACAAATAAATATGAGTAGAGAATTACTAAAAAAATCTAATGGAAGCTTACCTCGTACAAAAGAAGAAATAGAGGATAT